GAACGGAAAAATGCAATGAAACAAATTGACCCATCAGGCAGGGGCAAGACTGCTCCATCAGGAAAAGGCAAGACTGAAAAAGCTATTCCTGGAAGGCAAAACCTTCCTGGAAAGAAAATGGCCCCAAAACTTGGAAGGCAAAACCTTCCTATGACCCCTGAAACCTCAAAAGGAAAAAAGAGTCTTCCTAAGAACTCAAAAATGGAAGCCCTTAAGAGCTACATGTACGGAATGAAAAAAGGCAAGAAGTAATGCCTGAAGTAAACGGGATGAAGTTTCCTTACACAAAAAAGGGTAAGGCTGCAGCTAAGAAGGCGGCGGTTAGCTCATTGCGGAAGAAGAAGAAGTCAAGCTTTTCTGGCGTAAAGTCACAAGTTTACAGCGGCTAGCTAATGGCTAGTGCAGACTCACTAGAGCGTATAGCGAGAAAAAAAGCATCTAGTTCTAAAAAAGAAACCGACTTTCAGGCTGCATCTAAAAAACAACAAGAGGCGTTTGACAGGGCGGCGTATGTTGCCAAGTCTCAGTCTGCTTCGAAAAAGAACGTTGCCAAAAAGGGCGAAGCTCTTAGTGGGTTTGTAAAGAACGCAATCTTTGACTGGACTAGTCCAGAAATGATGGCGCTATCTGCTATTCCTTTTGGTATCGGTAAGATAGGTAGGCTTGGTGGTGAAGCGGCCAGTGCGGCAAGTGCGGCAGGGAGAGCAGCTAGCAATATTTCACCTGCTGAAATAAAAGCGCTCGAAGAGTTTATGCAATCTCCTAAAACAGCATACAGTCCTAACATGTTTTTAAATGAAATAAACGCTGTTACTAACAGGGGTGTAATTCCTTCTGGTCAACAAATGTTTAGAGTTCCTACCACAAACGAGCTGGGTAGATTAAATACCTTAAAAGCTGGGGATAGCTATACCTTACCTAAGGCAACTTCTGTTGCGGATCAAAATCAGTTAGAGGCATTGGGTAGGCTTGCCCAGGGAAAATTTGACACTGGAGGCAGGGTTTCAAACCAACCACCGAATGCAATAATGAGATTTTTACCAGAAGAAGACATAGCGGGAGTTCAAAGCTTTAACAAACTTAGCCCTGGTATTACTGATAGGGTGTTTGGCTACACCAAGTCAACCAATAAACCTTATCCGTTTGCCGATGAGGGGCTTTTAGCACCTGGGCTACAAGCCACTTTAAGGTCAATAACAGGCTCTCCCGATATGAGAATTTACGAAATAGCTCTAAGAAACGCTATTCGGAACGCTCGCTAGCTTCCGCTTCTTTAACAGCAGTCATTGCGTTTGCAATGTGTGCTAGTCCATTCATAATAATGTCTGCGGTCTGGCAGGGGAACTCTACAGCGCAGTGAACGCAGTTACCTGGGTCATTGTCATCTTCTGGCTTCTCTGGCGCGTGTAGGGCGTATACAGCGTCTAGCGTGCCAAATGTCAGCGCTAGTACATCATCAAATGTTGGGTTCAAGCTCATTGTTATTCCTGTCCTGTTAGTCTCTGCATCATTAATCTTTGATCGTTGTTCCATTGTCTAATAGTCTGGCTAGTGGAGTAGTCTTGCAACTTTTGACCCAAGAACCAGTTAGCCAATAGTCTAGCCTTTCTTTCCCCTTGTTCAGTAGGAGTCAACCCTGTTTCTGGATCCTGACCAATGCCAGTTATCTTTGATAGCGTGTTAATGCCACCAACCTGATCAATAGCGTACTCTAGGTAGTTATTAATGTCACCACCAGTACCCACTCTGTTGCCTGAGGTGATCTCTACGAACCACTTAGGTAGCGGTGATAGGTTGCCTCCAGCGAGGTTCTGAGAACCCTCTATGAGCACGTCAAAGCCTGATTGGCCTGGTTGTACGTCATAGCCACCAAGTAGTTGGTTCATAATGTCTAACTGCGGTACAGCAGGCCCAAAGCCCCATGCATCGCCAGCGCCACCAGGACCCTGGAACTGTGGACCAAATGTAGATCCAGTGTGCCACGAAGCATATATTCCATCTGGATCCCATGGATCTCCAAATGACTCTGGGTTGAATCCATTAGCTTCAGCAAATGCGTATTGGATCTTAGATGGGATAGTAATCTTGCCAGGCTGCTCCATAATTAATTGGAATACCTTGGTAGCTGCAATGCGCTGCCAAGTGTAGAAGAATACCGCACGACGCATGTATTTACGCTCGAATGCAGATAGTCCACCAATCGTAGGATGAAATGTTGTTACTTGTTTTGCTGCCTGAATAGCGGCTTCTTCAAATGATTTGTAGACACCACCTTTTTCAATCTCTTTTACAAAGTGAGCCATACGGAAGATGTTGTCACGGTGCGAGCTGAACTCAGCAAGCTTGCTGTTAAAGCGGCTGACTCCACCAACCACACCATCGCTTAGTTCACCCATACCGCGAAGGTCAAGGTCTTCTACTGTTGATGCACCACCACGAGTAAGGACACCTAGTCGCTCTGCCATGTAAGCAATCATCTCCATTGGAACAATAGTGCGCTTACCAGTTTGAGAGTTAATGTAACCAACTTCTTCAAATGCAGTTCTGTCAGTACCATCAGGTTTTTTACCTGTTGCCTTAAGCTGCATACCCTTAGGTGTGCCAACTTCAGCGTAAGCCTTAAACATGTTTGGATCACCCTTGTATATTGATGGGTCAAATCCGCGAAGAATTTCAAAAGCGTTTGCGTAGTACTTAGCGCTGTTTACACCAGCGAAAGAGTTCATAAATGCTTCACCAATAATGGATGTAACGTGGTGGCCTAGCCTCCAAGTAGTGTGAGCACCCTTTAGCACAGACATGATCATGTCAGAGAAGTCAACAACTTTTTGGACGTTTTCATTCGAGAAGGACTTAGGGTATAGAACGTATTCTTTAACCGCAGCAAGTCTTTGCATCTCAGATGCATCGTAAACCTTGTTTGGGTCTAAATATTTTGCAAACTCATCTTTTGGATCAACTTTAATAAAGTTTTTAACATCTAAGCCCTCTTCTTTAATCTGATCAAAAGTCTTACCGAAGAATCTGCTAAACGATTGACCAATTCCGATGCGGGTTTGCACAGCGTGTAGTGCGCTAGCGTAGTTTGCCAAGAAAGTAAGCGAGGTAAACTTTTCGGTTACGTCAGCTGCAGCCCACGAATACTTTACCGCCATAGGGCCAGCACCGTCTTCTAAGCGGAATGCACCCTCACCAATTTCAAAAAACTTTCTCATGTCAAACATCTTGTTTAGCTCATCAGCAAAGATGTTGTGTTGCACAGCTTCGCCTAAAACTCCACCAATTTCATCTCCGACACCAAACATTGCCGCAATACCGTCGCTGAAAGACTCTGCAATTTCAACATTGACATTGCCAGTTTCAGAAGTTTTTACCCATTCTCTAAATGGTATTTCTCCATTGCCTTGTTCAGCACGCTGAAGCATTTCTTGCCCCCACTTCTGGACAAGTTTGAACGAGTTGTTTATTTCTAAGATGTTTTTGTCATACTTTACGAACATCTGCCTTAGCGTGTTCTTGAAGTAACCAACCTTGCTTTGGTTTACAGTTTCAACACCACCGATGATCGTCTTCATGTCAAGACCCATACCGTAGCGACCGCTAAATGCAATTAACCACTTCTCGGAAAACTTAGGATCTGTCAATCTCTTTATTTCTGAAACGGCAGCGTTAGCTTGACCAGTTGTAATTGGATCACCAGTTGCTTCAGCGTGGTTGTGAGCAAAGCTAGATGTTTCATCAGTTGACTTTACGCCAGCTTTTGCCATAGCTTCTGATACATCATCTTTATTGTCTAGACCTTTTCTCATCATAGAACTAGTTTCTTCAGCAATAATTTCAGCTTGTTCCCTGCGAGCGTTCTGTGCTTTTCTTGTAGCTTCAGGAGTAGCCTTAGCGCTTGGCTTAGAGCTACCCATTGCGTCGAATAAGCTAATCTCTTCAGAAATCTGTTTACGAAGTTCGCTCATCTCCCTGGAAACGTGAGTGCGCACACCTGCGGCGACCTTTGGGTCAAGCTTATCTAGCGGGCTTTTCCCTAGTCCACCAGTAAGTGGCTGCATAAACATATTCAAGATTGTGTCTAGCGCAGCTTGGGCAGTTTGAGGATCTGGGAAGACTTTAGCGCCAACTGTTACTGACTCTATTAAGTTTTTTAACCTACCCTTTACTTGTCTTAAGCCGACCATCCCCTCTACGCCAGTCATTAGTATCTCTGGACTACCAGCAGCTCTTGACCTAGTTGCAAGCTCAGCAATGCTAGTCATAAACTTTTCCCTAACAGAAACAAAAGTTACAAAATCGGCTAGTATCTCTGAAGCTTTAGGCAGTATCTCAGCGGCAGCATCCGCAGTCCTAGCTGCAGCCCTAGAAGCGGATAGCGAACCTATTTCATCTAGATTGTCAACCATAAACTGAATCATTGCGTCAGTTTTTTTATCTAAATCTGGTATCTGCTTAAGCTTTTTACCGCCCACCACTCTAGTTGGGTTTACGTGCGGAGCTGGTTTAAAGAAGTCATCCACGGCAGTTTTCTTTGGTACTACGCCGTCCCTTGCACCGAATTCGTAAACTTCATCAAAGGCTTTACGGATTTCTAACCACGCTTCACTGCCAGGTGTAATTTCTTTACCTAGTTGCTTGTAACGCAATGCGGTTAGCGCAGCATACTCAAAGTTTGTTGGCTGAACGTTTTGAAAAGATTTACCTGGCCACTGCAGTGCTCCAATAAGATCACCCGCGCCCTTTTCGCTTGCCATGATAGCTAGGTCAGCGGTGGAAAAGTCCATGTTCATTGGAACAAAGTTCTTGCTTAGCTTGTCCCCCACGTTTTTTTGACCATCACGGCGAAGTTGCATAATAATGTTTTCTTGGGTCTTTACAGGAACACCAAAGACTCGCCATAAGTTTTCAAAAGTTCTAAGAATCCGACCCTGCTCCTCTGACATTCTTGCCGCGGTTCTTCCGCCTTTACCCTCAACCTTGCGCATTCTTGCCCAAACCTTGTCGTAGGTTGAAATGCGAGCCTCAGCGTTAATCATATCTAAACGAATAATGTCTTTTGTAAGTTCAGTGATTTGCGGGCTTGCTGCATTGTTAGTGGACTCAAGTATTTTAAATAGCTCTCTGCTTACTGTTGTGCCACGCTTTTCTGCAAGTTTTACAAGCTGATCGTAAGGTCCTGAGCCAAGAAAATCTTGTAGCACTATTTTTAGGTTTGCTGGAGTGCTTGTGCCAGCTTCGCTGCTGATAAACACTAGGTCTCGCGCAAGCTGCTCCGCTGAACCAGCACGAAGGCTTACTGCATCTTCGACAAGTTGCTCTGCTGTTTTGGCTGTAGGAGTAGCGCCAGTTTCTAACACGGACTCAACTGCATCGTCTAGTGATTTCACAACCTCTGACTCAACTTGCAGCGCATCTTCTGCAATCTTGCCAGCTTCTTTACCTCCTGCTGCTCCTGCACCAGCTGGAATGTTCTCAGTCTTGGCGTTCGAAAAGCCGCTTTCAATTCCTCTGGCTAGTTGGTTGCCTAGCTCAGCGATTTCATCTTGAGTCTTTTTTAGTTTGCTAAAGGTTTTGTTCATTGAAACCAAGGTCTTCGCCATCAAGTCAACAACTGTTTGCTGTGGGTCTGAAGACGCACCAAGCACCCTAGCAAAGCGTGCAGTTCTGTTTGCAGTAAGTGTAATCTTGTTGGTAGCAAGTAGGTCAGCGAGAGTTTCAAGTGGATTTGCTGACTCAGCAAGCTGCTTCTTAATGTTTGGATCTCCAACGCGCTTTATGAAATCCAAAGCTTCTTTGCGGATCTCTCCGTACTTAGTTGTTGCCGAAGCTACGTTACGCTTGTAAGACTTTTCTTTCTTTCTTATTTCTGTAGCTAACTCTTCAGCTGCAAACCTGTTTTCTGAAACAGCCTGAGCTTCAACTATTTCTCGCTCTATTGGGCGTGGCGGAGTTTCTACGACATCTTTTACAACTGCTGGAGTGGCGTCGATTGCGGAGGCATCTTCAAGCTGAGCTGCCTTTGTTGCAACGCTTGCTTGCGCAGCATCAAGTTTTTGACCAGTCTTAGGGTCGACAAACGCTAGGTCGTTTGCTTTTTCGGAAACTCTTGCAAACTTGCCAGCTTTTCTACCTAGTTTTTCTTTTAGTACGGGGCTCTCCGCAATAGCCCTAAACAAGTCTTCTCTGTTTCTTGCAGCTAGATCGTCAGCAATGCTGGCGTTAGCTGTCTTAGCAATTGTCTCAAACCCATAAACTAGCTCGTTTACGCGAGCGGCTAGGCTGTCATCCCCAGCTTTAGAAGCCTTAATTGCTTCTTTTCGGATCTTGCTACCGAGTTTTGCATTCAGCCGCTCTGCGGCATATTTACTCTTATTAAAGTCATAACCACGTAGCACACCAGTTAGGTAGTTGCCAAGTTTTTGCCCTTGAGTAAGCGGAACTTCTGATGGTATGTAGGACCTTGCCATATCTGGCAGGTTGTTTACAGCAGCTTCGGCGGCAGATTTTACAATGGTTGCGTTTGCTTTATTTGCCGCAGACGCAAGACGTACTCCAGCGGCTGTTCCTTTAATTCCAGCAACAGCACCACCCGAAATATATGTAGTTGGGTCTAAACCGATGTCAAGTGCAAGGCCGAGCCAAGTTGCGGTGTTATCATCCACACCCATTTCTTTTAGGTTTTGGCTGTATGTCCTACGATCACCGACGCCTTTTACACCAGCAGAAACAGCGGAAATAGGATTTATTAAATCAAGAAGGGCACCAAGTTCACCGCGTTGAATGGCAGCAACGTTTTGACCAAGTTTGTTTGTAATGCCCGCAGTGTAATAACCACCAGTTGAGAGAATGTCAATAATTCCTTGACCAAGGCTCCAAGCACCAGGCTGGGCGGCTCCTGCACCTACAGCTTGATTTGCTGCGTTTACGTCAAAAGCGGCAGAGGATTTTGCGCCTCCTGAAAGCGCTTTAAAAATCTCTGGATTAACTGCCATGGCTAAATCCTACTATATTAGTAGCTATTGCCAATAGCTTCTTGCAAAGCACGCTTTTCATCATTAGACAGCTGGTCTCCAATAAACTTCATAGCGTCGGCAATTGCTGAGCCCTTGTCCCAACTTGTCCTACCTGCGGCAGTGGGAGTTGTTCCTCTGTTTATCATCCAGCCATTGTAAGCGTCCTGAACTTTTACTGGGTCAAAGTCAACATAACCAAGTTCTATTCCGCGACTTGTTGCCCTTGTCAGTGGATCTGAGCTGTCAAGAAGGTCCTGAGCCCGCTCCGCAGCAGCCCTATCTGCCGCGTTTGTAGCTGATCTAGCTGCTGCCGCAGCAGAGGCTGCTGCAGCCAGCTGTGATTGTTGGAAATCAAACCTCGCCTGAGCTTGCTGTGTTATTAAGTTAGTGCGCTCTCTTCCAATGTCTTCTTGGAAGTTTTCACGAGCACCGCGAAGCTGACCTAGATCTTCACCCATTCTGTAGTTGAAGCCCGTTACGTCTGATCTTGCAAGATCCTGAGATGTCGCACCCATAGCAGTAAGTAGGTTCTGCCAGTTTTCAGCGTTTAGTTGGTTAGTGTTCTTAGCCATTGCAGCACCCTGAGAGGCGATGTCACCTTGCGAGGTAGATAGGCCACCAAGACCCATGCTCTCTAGCGCTGCTTGGTTGTTACGAAGCCTTGCAGCCTCTGACTCATCGATAGAGGTATTTACGGCAGAACTGCGAGAGCTGGCTGCGTCGGAAAGACGCCTAAATGCTTCACCCGTCGTAGCAATATCGGCTGTCCTGGCTCCAGTAATCTGACCGTAAATGTTTGTAACCTGCTCGCGGTTGGCTTCATATCTCTGGTTAGCAAGTTGCTCGCGCTGAGCAAGTGACTCAAACATTGGGGCAAATAAAGCATCAATAGGATTTACTGAAGGCGCAGATGGTCCAGACGGTCCAGTGGGTCCAGGAGTGACTGGCCCAGGTATGACTTCGCCCCGCAGTCTTGCCATTTTATCGGCAGTCATTCCTAAATCTTTAGCAGGAGCGGCGGGTTTGGGCGCTGGGGGTCTTACACTATATGGACTAGCTTGCTGACCATACGTTATAAGTAAGTCTCTACCAAAATTGCTTATGTTTTTTCCAGCGTCGTCAAACCACTTTTTTTGAGCTGTCCAGTCACCAAATAAGTTAGAGGTATCTGCCATTTTAGAATCTTCCTGGAGCTGTGCTAGCTCCGACGCCTAGTAGGTTGTAGTACTCTGGCAAGCCTTGTAGGCCAGATAGGGCAGAACGGCGAGCGCCTGCACCGACTGAACCAAACTTAACTGGCTCACTCATAAACGTCTCACCAGTTTTAGCGCCTGTTCCGTACATTACATCGCGCTCGTTTTCCATGTCTGCAATACCGCTTTGCTCTTGACGGCTCTGTCTAGCAAACTGGTCTTGGACTCTTGAGCGATCCCTATTGATTGCGCCAGGTGTACGCATACCACGGGATGCGTAATCTCCAGCAATTCTTCTAACTGCTTCACCTCTTTGGGTTGTGCGGTCGCCTTCGTTAGCCTGGAATGCGTTTCTAGCAGCATTAATACCAAAGGTTGCCCTAGTTAGGCCAGGTGCGTAAGTTGAAAGGTAGTAGTCCTGTAGTTCTCTTTGGTAAATAGGGTTATTTAGGACGTTCTGAACGCCGCCCGCTTGGGATAGTGTTGTTGCCATTACTCAAACCTCGCATAACTAGCACTTGCAAATTTCTTCTTCTGCCCAGCCTTCATCCGAGCTTGGAGAGCGTTAAGGCGAACCTTACGCTTCCTGTCTCGTTCTGAGTAACCAGTTTTGTCAACTGGGCCCATGGTAGGGTTGAACCTACCAGATCCGTAAACCTTTGCACCAGCAGCATAAGGGTTGAAGCCAGGCTTAGCTGGGTCTTTCATTGCCTTAGCCATTAGGTAATCCTGTCTGACGACTTAGCCTTCATCCCGATCATGGGAGTAATGCTAAAAATCTGAGCTGGTGACGTAGCTATCGTGCCATCGCACTCAAGATACAATTCAAAGTATACCCTACGGAAACGCACTCCGTTGTCTAGCTTCAAGCTATTCCGCTGTTTATAGGTAAATCCGTTGTCTATTTCGGTGGTTATTCCCCTAAATTCTACGTCTGTAGGGTTATCCCAAGTAGCCTCTGGGTCATCCCATACTACGAATTTATCGTCACCAACAAAGTCCAGGCTTACATCATCCCAGGTAGCAAAAGCGTAAGATACCGAAGCAGGGATTACAATCGTTTTAATGTTGCCAGCTGCGATGACGTCAGCAGCCCACCAGTACAATCTTTTCCATTCGTTAGGGGTGTCAAAGTCGAAAACTCTTGTACGCAGGATACACTCTATGTTCTCTGAGCCAGTAGTGGAATGGCTGTGATCCACTATTTCGTAGACTTTCCATTTTGTAGAAGTTGCGCTACCAGATATAGCAAGTGCAGTCTTAGTTTCGCCAATGTTGTTTGGAGGAGTGGGGATTTCAATACATTTAGCAAACTGAGTATCGGATAGCCAAATAGACCAAGTGTTAGTTTTAATTTGGAATACGTATAGTGTGCCACCGAAATTTACGATAGCCCTAGATCCCAAGATAGATACTGCATATCTAAGCTTTAGGTTGGCTGAGAATGACTGCTCTTCAAAGCGAACCTTCTGGTCATTAAGGGATGTAAAGTTTCCGTTGTAGTACGCATACAGCTGATCTCCGCTGAGTACAAGCAAACCATTTTCATAGTTAGCAATACAGTTCTGGTTTTCAGCACCAATACCTTCTTGGATCTTTGCCATAGTACCGCCTTCAGGCAGACCAGAGAAAGTAAAGCGGTAAGTTGACGCGTTTCTAAATACGGTAACTTCGTTGTAACCAGAGACTAAGCCTGTAATCCATTGACCGTCTCCACTGTTTACAGAGGTAAAGCCATTGTTAGCGTCCCACCAGCGCCAGTCTTGTCCAGGGAAAGCTTCAACTTCACCCGCAATGTTAGACCAGTACATCACTGACTGGGTTGCAGAGTTTAGTGGGCCAAACAAGAATAAGCGCTCTTGGTGAAGCTCAATACCACGGCCAGCAGGCATAGTTGCAATGGTTGAAGTGTTTGAGCCAGCAATAGTCCAAAGTCCTGTAGCTGAATCATATCCTGGAGCTCCGCTGGGTCCCCAGTAAGCGCCTGCTCCATTTGTGCGGCACATGATTAGGTAGCCTTGGTATTGCACAAAGTCGGCTGCTGGGTGCGTCCAGATCTGAGTCCAAGCCTCAGTGGCTATGTTGTATACGTAAGTCTTAGTTGTCGAAGTGTAGACGGCAAAACGCACTCCGTCTTCTTTGATGTAGTAACCAAGCAGGTTAAAAAATACCCCAGCTTCTGGAAAAGCCACTCCCACATCCGTAATAGGGGGGCGAGAAGATAGTGCACCAGTTGGCGAAAACTCTAGGTTCTGTAGAAACGGTACTTCGTTCTGGGCAATAGCTGACGCATCCCAGTAGTTATTCAAACCACCTGAGAAGTCTTTTATCTGCGCTGAACGCTCTCTTACTAGGTTAGACATAATCAGCTGGATCAGGTGAGACAACAGGATATAAGTCAGACTGGGAGATGTTCTCCTTGTAGTGAAGTCTGTCTAGCCCGTCTCTGAACTGACCTAGCTTTAATTGCGCTGCTGTGTAGTTTTCGTCGTACTCTAAAGCTTGAACCATGCAGTAGTTTACTAATCCGTTTAGGTATCTATCTGGGATGCTTAGTGGATCGTTGAAGCTAGTTACCATTGCTGGCATCTCTACATATTCCATCTTTAGACCGTTAGGAAAGCTTTTTTGCGGTACTGGGTAAAGGGTGATAATTCCGCCACGCTCATACCATAGCTGAGGGTAGTCAGCACGGGCAGCAAGGGTTGGGTCAGTTGCCAAGATAAAGTCCCTAGCACCCTGTGGGGATAGGTTCTTGATTGGGCGACCTTCAACGTAAAGCGCTTCAATGTATTGAACCTTGTCAGCTGGGAAGCTGTACTCAGCCTGGTTAGCAACAATATTGCCTACCTTGGTTTCTTTCAAAATGGCGTTGTTGTTTACGATTTCTTGCTGACCATCGTTGATCCAACGAATGATAGCCTCGTCGTTTATCTGCGCTCCAGAAGTGTCTCCAAATTGAGTTTTGACGCGTGTGATTACATCACTAACGTGCTTGGTAAATAGCTCTGCTGGCATTACTTCCTAAGTACCTTTCCATCGTGGCGGTATTCGTTCTTGCGGGAACTCATTACGGACTTCATCATGTCCTTCTTTTCCTCCATCCATTCTAGCTCACGCTTGGCCTTCATGGCGGCTTCAGCCATCTCTAAAATGCGAAGTCTATTTACCTTTGAATCCTTGTCGTGCATGTTGTTTTCTACAAGCCAAGCAACAAGCCTCTGGTCTACTTCAGACTCCCGCATGTACCTGATTACGTATGGCGGTAGCATGTGCGGTTCATCTACTAGTGCAAATGGTCGCTCTGGGTCAAAAGCTGGGTGTAACGAGTCAACGCGAATCAGCCTAACTGTAGGGAAAAGGTCGCTAATAACCTCGGCTACCCTACGGTGATCTGTTGAGTATAATCCGTCTATTTTGTCAAATTCTATGTAGCTCATAATTCAGCCTCCTGTCTCAAGTATAAAGTAAAACCCTTGGGGATAGATGAGACGGGTCTATCCCCAAGGGCAATTATTTACTAGTTACTTCTCGGTGATGTTAGTCATTACCGCGTGTGCGTTTCTGCGGTAGGTTCCTAGCTGAGAGTACTGGAAGTAGCGAGCTTCGTATGCATCAGTGTCAGCAACACGTGACCACATAGAACCATCGCGGTCCATCCATGCCCAGTCGCGCTTGCGGTTAACCACAATCTCTTTCGAGCTAAGCGCGTATAGGGTGCTTGGTGGGGCTGCGTAGTCAGATACGAACTTGATTGGCTTGCCAACCGCGTCGAATGTGAATGCACGCTGTCCACCCTCAAGGGTTGCACCGTTGGTGAACTGGCGTAGACCCTGTAGAAGATCCCAGTAAGCGTTGAAGACTCCAGGGGATGCCAACATTACGTCAACGTCACCGCCCTGCTTGTCTACCTTCTGTACTAGGTTGATCAGTGCCAACTCAGTTAGTGTGCCAGTTGATACTCCTGGAGTTCCAAGAGCAACCTCTGTTGCAGACCATACTGGGTAGCTAGCTGGGTCAATTTCGTGTAGTTCGCCAGTAGCCTTAACGATTGCACCTAGACCAGTCCACTCCTTACCGAAGGAGTTTACTCCGTTGGAAGAACGTACTAGGAAGTCGCCAGCGCTGATGTTAGTGCCGAAGGTTCCCAAAGTACCAGTTACTGTGATTACGTTGGTGGTTTCGTTAATAGATACGATTTCTAGAGAGCTTGCTGCACCTGACTGCTGCTTTACACCAGTTGTTGGGTCAACCACGTCAAAGGTCATTCCGACCTGTAGGAAGTGGTCGGTGTCAACGGTCAAGGTTGTAGCAGAAGGCTGAGCAGTAACAACTGCTAGCTTACCTGAGCCATCTCCGTAAACCTGACGGTTTAGGTCGTTAGCTAGGTCCTTCTTTAGACCATTGATTTCGTTGTCAACAACGTTGATGAAAGCCTGGTAGTCTTCGACTGCCTGCTCGAATAGCTGACCATCTACTTCAATCGAACCGTATAGGTTGGTTAGGTAAAGGTGAGCTTGCTTGTACTTCTGTGCTCCAGCTACTGGTAGCTTCTCGCGAACTCCGCGAGCACCAATACCCTGGTTGCGTCCGATGTGGGTGTCGAAGATAACTTCTTTACCGTTACGGGTGATGTTTGCAGACGATGCTTCGATGAGCTGTAGCGCTGGGTTCTTGTCCCGTAGCTGCTCGTGAAGGTCGCCATACACTAGTTTGATAGCTTCTGACGCAAAGGTCAGAATTGACTGTCCTGCCATGTAAATGACTCCTATGATTTTAGAAAGGGGGAATTGTTTGCATCGTCTGGCCCTGACTCGATCGGCTGTACCAAAGACCCTTCAAGGATAACACAAAACCCCGCCGTTATAACGACGGGGCTCTGGGTTATGGAGTTTATAAGCCGCCTTTTAGCTGTTGCTCGAACATTTGAGCAAGCATTGCTTTCTTGCCCTTCATGTCTTTAGGTAGCTCGAATGCCTGAGATGGAACTCCGCCACCGCCACCCATGACGGTTGGAGCGTCTTCTTTGGGGTTTACACCTTTAGCTGGGTAACGAATACCAGCAATTTCAGCAAGTTCTCTTGCTGCGGTGAACACGGTTGCGTTGTCATCGGTAGCAAGCTGAATCTCTAGGACCTTAAGGATCTTGTCCATTTGCGCATCTGTAACATCGTAACGAGAAGTTAGATCTTCGATCTGGTTCTCAAGCTCAGCGTATTCGTAATTTACCTCAGCCTCAAACTTAACGTTTTCGATATACTCTTCTTGCTCCTGAAGCTTTGCATCTCTAGCAGCAAACTCTTTTTGCAGGGCTGGACTTAGCTCGTAATCGTCATCATCTGACTCTTCAATCTTGTCTGCCTCTTGCTCTACAAATTCGGCTTCGTCTAGCAAGCCTTGTGATCTTAGCTGGTCAGCTAGGGTACGGTACAGGTAAACAGGGTCAGATACAGCGACCTCTGCCAAGCGCAGGCTGTCACGGATGACATCTGGGCTAATGTCCACGTCCATAAACTCTTTGAACGGGGTGTACTTCTCTAGCTGCTGCTGGAAGTATTTGTCTTGCTCCTGTAGATGCGGAACAATCTTTTCATGCCATGCTTCTGGAAGCTCTGCTAAGACCTTCTCGTAAGCTGGGTGTATTTTTGCTTCTGGTGCCTCTGGTGCAGATGGCGCTTCAGGCGCTTCTACCTCAGAACTTGAATCAATTGCCTCTGGTGGGTTGATATCGATTGCCTCAGACATTGCGTCTCCTATCCTAATTGCTCATCTGTGAACCCAGTTTGTTCTGGGAGTCCTTGCTGCATCTGACCGCCAGCTGCAGGTCCTTGTTGTGGCATTCCAGACTGCATCATCATCTGTAGCTCAGCTTGCTTTTGCAAGATCTGCTCGTGGATGCTTACGTGCTTCTGGAATTCTGCCTTTACTACGTCAGGCAAGCCTTGGAAGGCTTGCGACTTACGGAACCTGTTGTGTACCTCCATGTGTACAGCGTGGTTATCCCAGTCGTTGACGTTGACAACTGGTGGCACCTGTAGAGGCTGACCAGTGTTTGGATCAAGCTTATCGATTTCGCCAGCCTGTGCACCTTGGTTCCATGCATCTTCGTACTGCTGAGCCATTTCTTCGGTAATCTTCTTCATCATCAAGTTCTCACGTTGTGCAGCGTTTTCATCAATCTTGATGGTGTTGTAGTACTGCTTCAACATACCCATCTCAAGTACACGCAAACCATCCTCTGGAGAGATGAAGCCCATCTTCATCCATTCGGTAACTAGAGCCTGTCTTGCAGCCTTGCTTGTTGGCAATGCGGAGCCAGACTCAACACGGATGTCAGTTCCAGATGCAATGTCTGCACCAGATAGCATCATTGCGTCGAATGATCCGTCATCGCCAGTGATTTTGATTAGGCGCTTGTCGTCTACGTACTGAACGAACAAGCTCAAAGCCTGCTTAGCCATCTTTTCAACACCAGCTTCGATGCTGTTGTAGATGGTTGTTAGGTAAGCATCGTCGCGCTCGCCAAGGTAAGCCAAGGCAGTAGCAGCTGTTACGCCTCCGCTGTCTCCACGGCTAACTTGGTGCTGTCCAGATAGATCCTCAAAGTCAGTGTGAAGCTGCTGGATTTCCTGAATAACGTAGTTAGGTAGTGGCTGAATAGGCACTGGAGTTGGGTACTGGAATCCTGGACGTACTGGAATCCAAACACCTGCACGCGCTGTAACCTTACGAGCGTCAACAGATCCTTCTTGGTACATCATCTGTGGCTTGGCCATTAGGTTCTTAGCGTGGATGATCTGAGAGCGGGTTCTGTTGTATTCGCGCTGTAGCGGAATCAAAGACTTGATTACCGAACGGCGATAGAACTTGCCATTCTGCACACCGTGCAAGTGAGCAAATGGATACTGGCCGTGGTGGTAAGGGATACCTGAGTCAGAGTATTGAACGATTTCAGTGTCAACGATGGTAATCAAACCACCCTTAGGTAGCCAAGCTGTTTGGTTTGGCTTAATCCAAACTTCCATTACTAGAACAGCGTCAGGCTTAGCGTTGTCTACTCCGCGTAGATCGAGTAGCGCAGCATCCTGAATTTCGCTAGATGTAACCTTGGTTGGCTTAAAGTCTTTAGGCAGAACATTCTTGAAAGTGTTCTTTACGTATTCTTCGCTCTTTGTGTAAACGTTGAAGATGTACGGCTGCTTTTCTAGGTCTTCTTCAGACAGGTCAGGCACGAATAAGTGGAACGGAGAAACTACTTCGTACTTTACGTCGCCGCTCGCACTTGGTACACGGATAATCTTTTTTTCGCCGCTTAGCGGGTCCTGCACTTTTTGCGCGTCAAAGTTTTGAACTGATCCATCCCAGAAACACTTGATGAATCCGTTACCAGTGATGGCTCTCCAGAATTCAGCCTTCTGCAGAATCTCTGTCTGGAAGTGGTTTGCGTCATAGATGGACTGCCAAACTTGCTCGCCAGCGGTAGCAGATAGTAAATCTTCTTCATCGTTGGATGATGGGACTACGGAAGCAGATGGCTGCTGAGAAGTTGTCTTAGCGATTTCTGTACGGATAACTGGCTCGATGCGGTTCACGGTAATACGTGGCAATAGCGATGGGTTTGGCTCTTCAACTAAACCTTGTCTACCTGCAACGGTACGCCAGTCGTGGTATTGGTATCCGTTGTAAAAAGCTAGCTGTAAGTACCAGTCATTTTCTTCGACCTTACGGACAGACTTGCATTTCTCGTATTCAGACTTAGCCCAAGCTACTAGCTTCTTAGCTTTTTCTTGTTCTTTAAACCTATTAAGGATAGAGTCGTCGACAAGCTCGCCAGCGATGACTGGTGCTTTTTCAAGCAAGCTACTTTCTAGCCCTGCCATCTCGCGATTTAGCTCATCAATTGCCATAGTTTACTCCACGTCTTTCCACAGCTCATCCATACGACGTTGCTCTTGTAGCATAAGTTCGTATTCTTCGCCAGTAATGTAAGGTCCATTATACACCCCAGCGGCCTTAGGTTCAGGCGTTCCAGCTTGTAACATTTGGTACGCTACTGGCTCTTTACTACTTAGAAGATTTAGCGCTTGGCTTAGTAGCCTTTGCTGATCCCTTGACGCTCTCTCCTGGCTCGCCATTGTTTCCTTCAACGCTTCCAGAGTCGGCTTCAATACTTTCAGGTTGTACAGGCTTACTAGGAACAGAACCGCTAGCAAGGTTAAGGACAAAGTTGCTAAGTAAAGATTGAACATTGTGGGTTAACTCCTTTATTAATTGTGGTGCTGCCTCTAGCTGGCTCTTTGCTTCTACCAGCTCTTTATTGATCCGTGTGACTTCGCCCTCAAATTGAGCCTTAGACGCCATACCAGTAAAGGTGGCCAACTCTGTTAGGCAACCGTCGCAGTAGTATGCGCCCATGTTTGTTCCGCTGATGTTTCTACCTAGATCCCACAGGCTTGACCCCGCGCCGCATCTTAGGCAAATTCCTGGGTATGGTGCCCCAGCTTCGTAAAAACGAAATGATGCTTGAAACTTGTCCATCTCTATCCTTCCAATGATTGGATTGCAGAAACGCTCTTCCAACCGCCGCCCCATGAATCAGAATCATCGATATCTGACAATGGATTAACAGGATTGAATCGCTCACCGAAGGTGGCGTGAAACGTCCCATGTGATTTCTTACCATTTAGCTGCTCTGGCGTTAGGTCATCCATAAACGTCATTGCATACTTAAGAGCATCATAGCAGTGATTGTTCACGTCTCTGATGTCTTCTTGCTTATTGTGTTGCTCAGCCATTTTTGGGCTAGCCCACTTCTTCCATTTGAGCTTAGGTAGCTCAGCTATCAACCGTGGGCATTCATCCGTAATCATAAGAAACGGTTTCTTAGTCTTCGGATTAATCTTGAAATACTGTTGGATCCTTTGGAGCCCAATACGGCGATCGGTAGGGATGGAATCCACAGAGATGTAGATGCCTGCCTTCTGATACTCCTGGAGAATCGATGTTCCCGTGTGCTCCTTAGTTTGCTTAATAGCTGGATCACCCGTTGTAAGCCATACTTCACAGCCATATTCAGTCTCTATCTCTCGTGTCATTTTGTTGACTATTGCGGCATGTTCTGCCACTGTCAGCTTAGCCTGATAATGCTCGCGAAACACGGTCATGGTGCCATTTTCCGACACGGCTATCCAGAGCCACACTGTTGGGTTAGTGTAGCCTGAGTCCATCGTGCGGATGATGCGGTCATCTGGTTTAGGCCTAAACTCGCCACGCGGGATGCAATGGGTATCAGGCATAAAGTCTGGGAATACTAGGCCTCCAAGGTGGACATACTGACCCTTGGACCTAACTTCGCGCTCTTCTTCAGGCAGCATATCTAGGAAGCGGGCGATAGCTTCGCGGGATAGCGACGGGTTGTCATGGATCTGGGCTTCGACAACTCCGATGTCTCGCTTGCCTTCCTTGGCTGGCATGTAGATCTCGTCAAAGATCCATTCCATACCTTGCACTGGGGTTTGAGACATCCACCAAACACCATCGGTATCTACTAGACGGGCTAGACACTCCCGAAATACAGTCTGCGGGCACTCTTCGTCAAAGTGGACAAAGTGCCTGGATGATCCAGCGAACTTATCTAGGTCCTGATCCTGAGACATAAACTCAACAAACGAGCCATTATTCAGGGTAAGTACGTGGCGCTCTCTAGAGTAGCTCTGCTCCCATGACCCATTGATCAAGAAGGATTTAGGCAGCCATTGCTTGTAAAGCGGCAGGATAATCTTGTCCACACCGTTCAAAAAGTCAACGGCTACGACACGCCCACGGATGGGTTCATCTGGTATCTCGCGGTGCGGGTGGGAGTGGGTTAGCCACCAGATAGCTTCAATGGTAGAACCCAGCGATTTACCTGACCTGTTACCGCCAATGTAAAGCCTGTCGCGCATCTTGTGCTCATGGAATAACTGCTGTTTTTCGCTGGGAACGTAGTCATACAGGTTTGGCTGCCGTGTAGCTTCGGTTAGCCCTTCTCCTAGCTGGAGTAGGACTGATGAAAGATCGTAGCTTTCTTTAGCCATGTATTAATTTTACTAGCTCAGCTAGCGTTATCCTTACGAGCGTTTTATCAGCAGACTCAAGGTTAGTGCGGAGACAGATAAGATCTCCCAAGCTTGCATAAGCCCACCATTCACCAGCGCGGGGATAACCAACCCCAGCACGCTGAGTAACAAGGAAACCAAAACGCCCATCCGCGTTCTTGCACTCAAGCTCAGCTTCTTCGTACCATTTGGCAATTTGCTGGAATGAGGCGTCTTTGGCGGACTTCCCGCCTTTGATTTCAAATACAATAAGACCGTTTGCTTCGCGTAGCCAAACATCTCCCTCATCGTCTTTACCTTTCAAAACATTGCGGTGTGCCTCTAATGGGTTATACCCGACAGATAGTAGATAATTTCTTACAGCGGTCTCGGCACGAGTGCCAATACTCTTTGATTTACTCACGTCTCGTGTCTCCTAGTCTGGTATTCTATTATGCATGGGCTTTTTCGGCAATGAGCAATCAACATACCAGCAGGTAAAAGATTTCCATGTCAACTCTGACGTGGACGAAAACCCGCTTGCTTACCATCATACACTAGGTCCGTTGGCTGGGCAGGCTAGCCCTGGAGATCACGTTCACGACGGAAAGACATCGAAGAAGATAAACTTCTCTGACATCGAGGGTGGTTTATGGAATATCGACGGCGGTATTCCTAGTACGATTTACACTCCGATCCCAGCTTGGGACGGTGGAGGAGTCTAATGGCAGTAATTTTACAGCTCAGGCGCGGCACTGCCGCTGAGTGGACTGCCGCTAACCCATTACTTGCTCAGGGTGAAATGGGTGTTGAAACCGACACGCTCAAAGTCAAAATCGGTAATGGATCTACCGTATGGACATCGCTACCTTACTTTACTCAGGGTGCCACTGGTGCTACTGGACCTACTGGCCCTACTGGTGCAACAGGTGCAACTGGTCCTACAGGCGCGACTGGCCCTACTGGCCCCATTGGTTTAACAGGTGCAACAGGCGCAACTGGTGCTACTGGACCACAAGGTATTCAGGGTATTCAGGGCGTCAAAGGTGATACTGGAGATACTGGTCCTACTGGGGCTACAGGACCGCAGGGTATTCAAGGCGTTAAAGGAGATACTGGAGATACTGGGCCAACAGGCCCAACTGGTGCTACAGGTGCTACTGGCCCGCAGGGTGTCAGCATTACCCTTAAGGGTACTGTTGCTAACGTAGGCGCTTTGCCGTCAAGCGGTAACGCAGTAAATGATGCCTACATTGTTTCAGCTGACGGAGATCTTTATGTCTGGAATGGTACTGCCTGGAACTCAGTTGGTCAGATTGTAGGACCTGAAGGACCTACTGGGCCCACTGGGCCAACTGGACCAACTGGCCCTACAGGCCCTCAAGGTATTCAAGGTGTCAAAGGTGACACTGGTGACACTGGCCCTACAGGCCCAACTGGTGCTACTGGAGCACAAGGTATTCAGGGTATCCAGGGTGTAAAGGGTGACACTGGAGACACTGGCCCAACTGGTCCTACTGGCGCAACTGGTGCTACTGGTGCCACAGGAGCTGACTCAACAGTGCCTGGTCCTACTGGCCCTACTGGTCCTACTGGCCCTGCGGGTCCTACAGGCGCAACAGGTGCCACAGGTGCAACTGGTGCAACAGGTGCAGGTGTCGTAGCTGGCGGAACTGAAGGGCAGATCCTTGCTAAGAACTCAGCTACGGATTACGACACCGAATGGATCGACAACTTTACTGGGCAAGTTAAGCACCTTGTAAAGAACTCAACTGGCGTGACAATGCCAAAAGGCTCAGTCGTTTACGTGTCTTCGGCTAGCGGAACAAACATGAACGTTTCGCTGGCGGATGCTGACACTGAAGCAACGTCATCAAAAACTATGGGTCTTTTGGAAACTGCATTAGCTACTGGCGATATTGGCTACGTTGTTACTGAAGGTTTACTTTATGGACTAAACACTAACGCTGCAACTGCTGGGCAGGCTGTATGGCTATCCTCTACTCCAGGTGAATTTGTCTTTGGCACTCCGCCAGCTAAGCCAGCTCACAGCGTTTACTTGGGTGTTGTTACCCGCGTGCAATCTGTAAACGGCGAAATCTTCGTAAAGGTACAAAACGGTTACGAGCTTGAAGAGCTACATAACGTATCTATAACTAGCCCTGCAGACGAGCAAGTATTGGCCTACGAAGCTGCAACTGGCCTTTGGAAAAACGTAGCAGCATCTGGTGGTGCTAGCGTGACGATCTCTGAAACAGCACCAGCAAGCCCAGTTGCTGGCAACGTTTGGTACAACTCTACTGAGGGAACTTCTTACATTTACTACGACAGCTTCTGGGTTCCGATCTCTCCGCCAAAAGCAGGCCTTGAGATCGTTTCTTCTGCCGCTAACCCAGCTAACACAAACGTAATTTGGTACAACACAGAAAACGGTAATTCTTACATTTACTACGACAATTATTGGGTGTCTTTGTCTGGGGGTTCAAATGATTTTGCTATCCAGCTTAATGGGCAAATAATTTCCGCTAATTATGAGATACCTACAGGCTATAATGGAGTAAGTGCAGGACCGATTACAATTGCTACTGGTGTCACTGTGACCATTCCTACTGGATCAGCTTGGAGCATCGTATGAGTGAACTATCTGTAGGTCAACTACGTGGACTGACTGTAAATAGCAACGTTATTACTGTGCCTGCTGGCCACAAGCTTTACGCTCCAGGTTCAGTTGTTCAGGTTGTATCGGCCACAAAAACAGATACCTTTACACTAAGCTCTACAACATTTACCGACATTACTGGGTTTAGCGCGACAATTACTCCTTCTTCAGTAAATAGTAAAATTTACATTGTTGCCACCATTATGTCAGGTCAAAATATTCAAGTAACTGCTCAGCACTTTTTACTTCTTAGAGACTCAACTTCAATTTCTATTGGTGACGCTGCTGGGTCACGAACTCGGGTATCTTCAGGATCTTACGCCAACAGTGTAAATGAAGTAGTTCCTGTTTCAATATCTTTTCTCGATTCACCAAGCACGACTTCTGCCGTCACATATAAAGTTCAGACAAGATCTAGCGTTTCAGGAGGAGGAAACGCCGTTTATATCAATAGAGGCAATGGAGACGGAGACGGAGCAAATATCTCAAGAGGAGTTTCAACAATTACTCTTATGGAGATAGCACAATGAGTACATTAAGAGCAACTAACGTACAAGACCTTGGTGGAGTAAACCAACTTATAAAGCCAGGAATGGTTGTGCAGGTGCAAACTGTTAGAAGTGACGCTAGAGTAACTTTTGCTCAAAATAACTCAGGCAACGGAACTACTATTACTCCGTTAAACTTAAGCATTACCCCGAAATTTGCAAACAGCAAATTAATTATGCAATGGATGATAAACGCAGAAAGTAACCACGACACTGTTTTTTTAATTCATAGAGACGGTTCTTTAATAACAACTGCTGGCGCAACTGGCTATAACGCTGAGTCTGGAAACGTTAGATGGTCTGGAGTTGCAGCTGGAGCCTGGGACAATGATAATTCCACTACTCCTAGCAACTACTTTATTCAATACGAGTGTATTGCTGGCTCTACTTCCCCACAAGTATTTGCCCCAGCAACAAGAGCTTCCTTTGGTACAAGTCAGACTCTTTTCTTAAACAGAACAGTTAGAAGCACAGGCCAAGATAATGATGAAACAATGATTTCAAACGGAACAATTTGGGAGATAGCACAATGACATCAACAATGAGATTTGACAAATGGGAAAACAGCCTTGGTCAGCCATACGGAACAGTGCTGCAGGTTGTGCAGGCGGTGAAGACGGATACTTTTTCAATGTCTTCTACCACATACGCCGACATTACAGGCTTATCTGCTACTATTACCCCTAAATTTGCATCAAGTAAAATTTTGGTTCAAGTAGTTATGAGCGTCAACGCGGACCAAAATAATACAACAGCTATGTTTAAGTTGCTCCAAGGGTCAACAGAAATCGGTTTGGGTGATGCTGCTGGCTCCAGATTAAGGTCAGCTTTCCCTCGTGTGGGGTCATCTGCCGCAAATAGCATAAATGTTGTCTCTAATTTTTTTGATAGTCCAGCCACAATCTCAGCAACCACTTACAAAATTCAAGTAAGAACCGAAGTTAATGGGAACTCTGTTCACATAAATAGGTCCACTAGTGATGGAGACTCTGCAGTTGCTTCCCGCTCAATATCTACAATTACCCTAACAGAAATCGCACAGTAAGGAAAATAATGAACAGAACATTTGGAATAGTAGAAGCGCTTAGCTCACTTGCACCTGGTGCACAGTGGAGCCTAAATGGCGATGACTACGCTGGCCTTGACTGGCTAGATGAAGAGCAGGCTCAGCCAACTGAGGCTGAGTGCCTAGCAGAGGCAGCAAGGCTACAAGCTGCTTATGACGCACTAGAGTATCAGCGACTTCGTGCACCAGAGTACCCAGCAATAACTGACTACCTAGACGGTATTGCTAAAGGTGACAAGGCTCAGGTTGACGCTTACATCGCTGCTTGCCAAGCAGTAAAAGCAAAATACCCAAAGCCTGAATAAATAAGGATTTAGCTAATGCCCATTGACTTTCCATCTGGCCCTACCACTGGGCAGATATACACCTACCAAGGTAAGTATTGGGTTTACAATGGCACTGCCTGGGATGTAGTTAGTTCTCGTGACGCGCAAATACCTATTGAATACCTAGTAATAGCTGGTGGCGGTTCTGGAGCTTGTCTTGATGGTGGCGAAGGTGGTGGCGGTGGTGGTGCTGGTGGTTATCGCACAAATGTTGTAGGTCAACTTAGCGGTGGTTCCTCTGCAGCCGAACCTGCCTTTACTTTTACCCTTAACACTAACTACCGAATTATTGTAGGTGCTGGTGGAGTTGCAGCAGCTTTTGATTGGGGCTACCGACCTGGAGCTATAGGTAGTCGTTCAGCTTTCGGTGTTATTACTTCTCAAGGTGGTGGTGGTGGTCGTACCCGTTTTCTTAGCGATAATGCAACTGGCGGTTCTGGAGGCGGTGGAAACCAGCACGGCAATACTCGTGGACTTGGAATTATTGAGCAAGGGACTGATGGAGGTCTTGGTCCTCTTACTAATACCATAAACGCTGGGGGTGGTGGTGGTGGTGCTGGCGTGGCAGGTCCAATAGGTCCGACTACTGCTAACGGCACCGCTGGTGGAGCTGGTTTATCTTCAAATATTACAGGTTCTGCTGTAATTCGTGCTGGTGGTGGTGGTGGTGGTGGTAACAATTCTGGAGGAGCTGGAGGAGCTGGCGGTGGTGGTGCTGGCAGTGCAGCTAACGTTAACGGCAATAGTGCTACTGCCAATACTGGTGGTGGCGGTGGTGGTTCCACAAACAGAATCGCTGGTAATGGCGGTTCTGGCATAGTAATACTTCGATACCCATCTCAATACACAATTACTATTGGCGCAGGTCTTACTGGCACAACTGCAACCGTCGGTGCAACCAATGTAACTACATTTACCGCTGGCACAGGAAACGTGAGCTGGACATAATGGCACATTATAAGTTAGGTACGGTACAATAAGATCATGCCAGCTATTGATTTTCCAAACTCCCCTACAGTAGGCCAGCTATTTACAGTTGGAGATACTACTTGGGAGTGGACTGGTGTACTCTGGAGAGGGTTTACATCATTCACAAGCCTTAATTTACCAGATCCGAGTCCGCAAATATTTTTACTAATGGGAGCTTAAGATGGCAACAATTTACAAAGTGCTAGGCCAGTCAGCACCCGCTGCAACTACCAACGTCAACTTATACACAGTGCCTGCAGTGACCAGCGCAGTGATATCCACAATTGTTGTCGCAAATAGAGTAAATACTTCGGCAACATACAGAATTGCAATTAGACCAGCAGCGGCAGCAATAGCCAACCAACACTATATTGCTTACGATGTTGCTGTTGCTGCAGCAGACTCTACTACCCTTACTCTTGGAATTACGCTAGCAGCAACTGACATAATCACTGTTTACTCCAGCACTGCAAACTTAAGCTTTAGTGTATTTGGTTCTGAAATAACGAGCTAATTATGGCGGTTCAAGGTTTAAGAACTTCTGGGATAGTAAATTACCAAAGACAAAAAAGCATTGCTACTAATTTTCCATTAATCGTTGAACATCTAGTAGTAGCTGGCGGTGGTGGTGGTGCAACAGATGCCGACGTAGGAGGAGCAGGAGGAGCAGGAGGCTTAATTGCTGGAACTATGAGCCTAACTGCGGGGCAAACATATTCAGCAACAATTGGAGCAGGTGGAATTAGGGGAACTGGCCCCGACGTCACTGGTGTTGGTGGTGGAAGCAATGGTGGAAATGGTGGAAACACATTATTTGCTAGCTTAACTGCTATTGGTGGTGGTGGTGGTGGAACTCGACAGAGCAATGGAGCTGCTGGTGGTTCTGGTGGTGGTGGTGGTGACAACGGCAGGGCTGGTGGAGCTGGTACTGCGGGTCAAGGATTTGCTGGAGCTAATAGCCCAGGAATGAACGGAAATGGTGGTTTTGACTCTGGTGCAGGTGGTGGTGCAGGTGGTCCTGGCTCCCTTAACGTTGCAGGCCCAGGATTAGTAAGCACGATTACTGGAGTAACGTACGCAAGGGGAGGTATAGGCTCTCAGGGTGGTAGCTTAACTGCAGGAGCTGACAATACTGGAAACGGTGGAGATGGCTGTCGGCCTGGAGGGTCTGGTATTATTGCTCTTAAATATCCAATATTTTATAACATTACAATTGGTGCTGGCCTTACTGGCTCAACCACAACCGTTGGCACAAACAAAGTAACAATAATAACAGCTGGCACTGGAAACGTCAGCTTTAACTAAGGAAAACAAATGGCACATTACGCATTTTTAGATAAAAACAACATTGTCACTGAGGTGATCACTGGCATTGATGAGACTGAGCTTATTGAAGGCTTGGATACCGAAACTTGGTATGGCAACTTTAGGGGTCAGGTTTGCAAGCGCACTTCTTACAACGGCAACTACAGGGGTCTTTATGCTGGCATTGGCTACACATACGATGAAGAGCTTGATGAGTTTATTGCTCCACAGGCAGAGAAGCCTCTAAACCTCGAAGAGCCTGAATCTGCGCTATAATAAGCTTTAGATTAACACCTAACACGGGAGCATTTAATGCCTAGAGTAAACCTAATCCAAGTTCGCAGAGATACTGCCGCCAACTGGACAAGCGCTAACCCTACCCTTGCTGCTGGCGAAACAGGCTTTGAGACTGACACCCGCCTAACTAAAGTCGGTACTGGAGCTGCCACTTGGACAGCCCTGCCTTACACTGCAGCATCAGTTGCAGACGGCAGCATTACTACCGCCAAGTTTGCTCCTACTGCCTCTACTACTTTTGTTGGCGGTAAAAGGATTATCGTACAGACAACCACACCAACTGCGCCTGCTGGCGGATTTGGTGTAGGCGATGTCTGGATCTCTTACACAGCTTAAGGGGGTCTAACTCATGGCAACCGCAGCAACCAACGACAGCGCCGCCCGTGCCAGACTAACCGTAGACGCTTCTGGTGGACAAAACGTAATAAGCTGGTCAGCATCTGTTACAGACAACAACGCAAGCTTTACTGGTTTTGGTGCTAACGGTGCAAGCTGGACCGTAACTGCTGGACCATATACCTTAGCCAGTGCTAGCAATCAAAGCTATGACTTTGGTACTGGAAACGTCGCTGGCCCGTACTTTCCAAGGTCACAATCAGGAACTGTAACTGGTGTTCCCGCAGGAACCTACACTGTTTCTGGAACTTTCACTACTACTGGCGTAGTTGGAACCGCAACCATAACACCATTTAGCGTTACAGTTACTTCTCCGCCTCCCCCTACCCCAGCCCCAGTATTTTCAGATGCCACCGTTGCTAGCTCAGCAAGCATCGGCATAGCCTATAGCGATGGCGTTGCTGCTAGCAACTCGCCAAGCTATTCGGTTATCTCTGGAGCCCTACCTACTGGGCTTAATCTAAACAGCGGTACTGGTGCGATCACTGGAACCCCTACGGTTAATGGAACATTTACATTTGTAATCAGAGCTTCCAACGCAGGAGGTAGCGTAGATACTGGTACCTTGACAATTACAGTTGTCAGTGCCGCTAGGGTCTGGAACGGCACTGCGTTTGTGCCAGGCCTAGCCAATGTATGGAACGGGACTGCCTTTGTATCTGGTATAATTAAAGTTTGGGACGGTTCAAATTGGGTAAATACCAACTAACTAGGAGTCTCATTGTCAACATGGATCAGGCCTGTCGAAGGCAACATCACCCACGACTTTACTAAGCACAAGACCAGAACACCTGCGTCCGCAAACCCAGGAACTGATTACGCTGCTCCTACTGGAACACCTATCAAGGCAGCTGCCGATGGTGTTATTTCTGGAGTTGTCCCTACCTTTAAAGGTTCTGGTGGACGCATGGTCTTTCAAGATTTTCCATCTGGACACAGAGCTGACTACCTTCACCTATCCCGCATAGATGTTCTACAGGGCCAAGAAGTAAAGCAAGGCCAGATCATTGGTTTAGTTGGCGGATCAGGACTTGGTAAAGAAAACGGCTATGGAGCACATCTTCACTTCTCATTCCGTATGGGCGGAAGACCAACAATGGGGGAAGGCAACATAGACTACGAGATATTCCTAGCTCAGCAAGGTGGTGTTGCACCTGTTGCACCTAAGGCTCCCGCTACCCCTAAGGCACCAGCTGCAAAACCTGCTGCTAAGTCCGCCGTAAAGCCAGCCGCTACTGGAACCTACACTGTAAAAAGTGGCGACAACCTAACTAAGATTGCCAAAGCTAACAACACTACAGTTGCCAAGCTTGTGGAAATAAACGGGATAAAGAACGCTAACTTGATCAGTGTTGGTCAAGTATTGAAGCTAGGTTAAGGATAAACGCATGAGAATTTGGTTAGATATCGCTAGAAGAACTGTAGCTGTCATTATTTTGAAGGTTACAGGTATCTTTGTTGGTGGAGCTGTTATTGGCCTAGAGGTTAGGGATGCTATTGCTATGGCAGCCTTTGCTGGCCTTATGGACGTTGGGCAGGAGCTATCTCGCTCTTACCTATCAGATGGCAAGCTAGACCCTGAGGAAATCAACAAGAGCTTTGGTAAGATCGCTGATTCATCCACTAAGAACAAGAGCGACAAGGCTTAGACACGCCCAAAAATAGGGGCTTGACACACCTGCTCAGCAGGCTAGGCTAAACCTTGAAGTACAACATGAAGGAGACGATCATGCTAAAAGGGCTTACCCCGCCTGAGAAGGAATATGTCTGCGCGTTCATTAGAA